CTAGTTTGTTTTCAAGCTAGTTCAGAGGTTCAATTCTGAACGGAACTAACGTGCGCAATCATACGATCTTCTTCCCAAGTACTCGGAACTGGGGCTACTTCAATGAAGCCGGTGCCAGAGTTTCTGGCTCCTATGACTTCTACGGATATTCTCAATCCGATGAATTCACCTTTTCCGGGTTTGGTAGGAATGATCCTAAACGGCACAAACGCTACGGTGCTGGCTCCTACGAGAAATACGATGGAGCTAAGCAATGCCTTGGCGCTTTCACTCAGTATAGAAGGTCTACCATTAATGCTGGGGCAACTTGGAATTTCACTTCATATTTCCAAGACCTCGGCTTGATGGATCCTTCGTTTACAAGTGGACGTTCGTTCCCGTTGGGAGCACTGGATGAACTTAACCTCTCTTTTGTCGTCTACAATAACGCTGTATCTGATTTCTACGAGAAAATACGCTCGTCTGATATCAATATAGCGTTAACTGCGGGCGAACGTAAAGAGTCGGCTAAGATGCTTACCGGTGCTTTTAACGCTTTGACTTCTCTCACGAGAAGTGCCCGGAAGTTGAAACGAGAACTGATTCATAACCCAAGTCTTGTGCTGTCTTCCGGATGGTTGCAGTATAAGTACGGTTGGTTGCCATTTTATTCTGACATCTACAATTGCCTTAACTTTCATTTTCACTTATTTAGTGAAATGGAATTTAAAGGTTATAGTGGACGTCAAATTCAACGGCAATATAAAACCGTAGCTACTGGCTACTTTTCTCACACAGTTTACCGTACTGAGAAAATTAAGCGGAAGTGCTTGGTTATAGTGGAAGCAGGAATCGCTAACTCCGATGCCTATAACTTGACTCGCATCACTTCACTAAATCCTCTAAGCATCGCTTGGGAATTAACACCCCTAAGCTTTGTTTTCGATTGGTTTATTGATGTGGGTGGCTACTTGGCTTCTATGGAGGCTTCCCTATTCAATGGTCTTACCTTTAATCGAGGTATGGTCACTGAGCTAGTAAGAAGTTCTCACATAATGGACTCTAACTCCTATAAGGAGGGAAAAGTCTGGTGGACAGGTCTTCAAGGAGATTGGTACCAAGAACGGTACACTCTCTATGATAACTGTCGAAACCACGTAGGCAAAGCAAGGTGGATGTTAACCGCATTTCCGCGGCCTCATCTCCCGGCTTTCAAGGCAAGTCTAGGTTCTCAGCGGATCATCTCCGCTGGGGCGCTTATCAGGCAAATCGTGCTTGGTAAAGTGCGTCACTAACGACAATCTAGGAACTTTATCTCCAAATGGAGTTTACCTATGCCCGCTAGGGCTAACATCGTCGTTAACGACGGAAAAGCAACTCCGGTTGCCCATACGTTCAACCCATCAGAAGATGGCGACGTCGACCTGTTCGAGGACCAATCCGGTGGCATTGCCATCGGTTATCCTATGATCATGGTCCGCTTCCGTCGTCCTTTGGCACCCAGTAATGGGCAGTCATCGGACGCGAAGAACCGCGTTTACCGGATTCAGCTGAATATCAGCTGGCCGGTACTCGAGGTTACGTCTGCTTCTACTGGAACCGGTATTCAACCTGCCCCGACTGTTGCGTACGTTTTGCGCAGCAATCAGGAATGGCTGATTCCGGAGCGATCTGCACTTGCCGACCGAAAGGATTTGCGTGCGATCGTCTACAACACCCTGAACAACGCGGACATCAAAAAAGTCCTCGAAGAACAGGAAGCTTTCTGGTAGATCTCTTGGGCGTTTAAACTTGCCCTATTTCTAGGAGAAGTAAATGAACGTTCAAGTGCTCTTGATCCAGGCCGGCATAGAATTGGCGAGAGAAGTAATTCACTCGCCAATCACGAAGAAAGCAGTATTAACTGCTCTCTGTCGTATCTCTGACGGTAGCTTATGTCCTCTCTTATTCGACTTCCATAAAGATACTTGGAAGATGACTGACGGAAGTTTTCCGACAGTCTCAATCCAGGCGTCTGATAAGGCGGGCGATGAGACGACATTGTCATGCTCAGTTGAGTTCTTACGAACCGTAGCGCGTCATGTCAAGTCAATATATGATGGCGTTTGGGGTGATAAACTCACTCCACCCGTCATTCAAATGTTGGCTGGCGTTGAGGATACGGGCGAACAACTGCCCTTACCCTTTAATGACGCAATACGCTTAGAAAGTCTTAGTGACTTTGAAGAATTTCTCGATAGAGAGATCTTCAGCGGCATTATTTCTTCCTAGGGGCTGACCATGGTTGTAGATCTGAAAGCTGATCCTTTTGTAAGGTCGGTGTTCTTCGCTCTCGCGAAGGGTGCAGATACACCAGTGTCACTATCGTGCTGGTTGTTGTACAAGTACGGGGAGCATTCTCAGCTCGCCAGAAAGGAAATCAATCCGCATGATTACAACTCGTTGCGCGATTTTCGTCGAGACTATGCTGTGGTCAAGTACTTGTCCAAGTACAAAGGCCTCAATACAGGTATCGATGTGGATCTCGCAGCACGGACCTCTTGGTTGAAGTCCGAGGAATCATGTCAGCAGACGAACCGCCGACTACGAGAAGCTAGGCTTCGTGGATTCTCTCCACGCGTTGAGGCCGTACTCTTTACGGCTAAACGTAAAATAGCGGAGCTTCTCGGGCCGTGTTCGTTTGTTGATGTCTTTTCTGGTTGTAGATGGGGCCCTGGTGCTACTTTCACTTTGAAAGGTGAGAATAGCACTGTGGCTGACAAGATTCGGGAATACCCGATCAGCGTCACACCAAAGGCGTTACCCTATCTTAAAACAGTAATAGAAGGAGATCCGCATTGGATGGAAGCTATGCTTCAACTCAATGTAGATGGTCCAACTTCACTGTTACCTAGCTGCTTCACAGCAGTTATGGGTTGTAGGGCTACCCTTGTCGATAAGAATGCTAAGACCAAAAGAAGTATAGCGATCGAACCTACTGGAAATATTTTTCTCCAGTTAGGGGTCGGTCGTATATTTCGACAAAGGTTAAAGCAGCGCGGTATCGACCTTAATGATCAGACGCGTAATCAGCGGATGTCATTAAGGGCTAGCTTGGCAAATCTGTGGGCAACTATAGATCTGTCTTCAGCTAGTGATACTGTTAGTACGGAGCTCGTTTATGAGCTCTTGCCTTTAGAGTGGTCTATGTTATTAGATTCACTCAGATCCACGCACGTCCAATGGGAGAAAGGATCTTGGACGAAGTTAGAGAAGTTCTCCAGTATGGGGAACGGCTTCACCTTCGAACTTGAATCCCTTATCTTCTGGGCGCTCGCCTCTAGTGTTCAAGAGGTCATGCGGGTAAAGGCAACAGTAGGTATATACGGGGATGACATTATTTGCCGTTCTGAGTGTGTACCATTCTTAACGGAGGTGCTGGAGGTTTGTGGCTTCTCCTTAAACAAGGAGAAATCCTATGCCTCGTCGTACTTCCGTGAAAGCTGTGGAAAACACTACTGGAACGGTGAAGAAGTCACTCCCGTATATCAAAAGGAAACTGTCTCGTCTCTCCCTGAGGCGTATAGGTTTAGTAACCGCATTATCCGTTATGCTGTTAGGCATGACGAGTTGTGTGGCACTTACCTCGCCGACTGGGTTAGAGCTTCGTGGCTTGCAAGCCTCGATTGCGTTTCAGAGTTCAATAGAGCTCGGAAATCGAGATGTTACTCAATGCAGAAAAGATCTTCTAACGTCATTGAACAAATGGCGAGAGAAGGGACTCACGCTGTCCCGTTTGGAGACAGTAGTGATGATGGTCTCATGCTCCCGTTTGGGGTGCTGAAACCATTTATTCTGCAACAGAGTCAGGATGGTGGCACTAACAGAATAAAGCTACCTGTCCTGTCCTTCCGCCCGTCGAAAAAAGTCTTCGATGAGCGTTCCCTACTAGCGTACTTATTGCGCTTTGGTGCGGATGAGCCTTTCAAGGGGCGCATCCCCATCAGGCGTCGGGGTAAATGGATAACTAGGAAGCGGTGGTTTGCTCCTTCGTTATTTGTTCCCTGGTCGACGCTAGACGTTGCTTGGTGCC